CCTTGCTCATTGGTCATCCTCCTTGAATACTGGCTCGTCCATATCAACGAGCACGAGTGGGATGCTGTAGTCAATGTCGTACGACAAGACATTGAAGTCTTCGCCGTTGTTGCCTACGAGCGACTTGAGTTCTTCTTCTCCGCCTTCGCAGTAGAAGAAGACCTCATCGTCACGATTGCCCAGTGAGTCAAACTCACCGTTCCACTCGTTCTCATTCCATGTGCCAAACGAGATGTACACCTCGCTTTCGTCTTGCGTGTCCTTCCATTGGATAATTGCCCACGCACCTATTGGTGTTCCGATTGACATATTCATTCTCCTTTTGTTTCAATGATTGCTTGGTGTAGATATGTGTGAACTTCTGAGTTAATTGATGGATAGCCACCTGCATTGTCAAATTCGGCAACTGCATTGAGCCACCCTTCTTCTGACACTGGTGTGCCATCTAGTTCATTGAATAAATCCTTTTCCCACCAAGAGATGCAGATCTCTTCGTCAGGATTGATTTCACTCAATAATTCAATTGCCTTGCTTACTTTCATGGTGCCTCCTCAGGCTTTGTTTACTTCGGCGTTATTGCCTTGTCCCTAGTTGCGATTGAACGCCACGCCTAAAGCGCTAGGGGAACTCTCTAGAAGCCGTTCTCGTCACAGATCTTGCTGAGAGCGCCAATTACCTTGTCCGCTACAGCATGATATTGCTCAAGAGAACCCCACGGATAGACGCCATCGTCACCGAGTCGGTTGTACATGGAGTCCATACCTTCATGAACTAATGCGTAAAGCATGTCCAGTTCGGATCCACGGCGATCTATGCCTCCGTTGAGAGTGATATTTAAGTTGTACATGGTGCCCTCCTTAGGCGTTTACTTGATTGTCACGCTTGCGCAGGAATACTGCTCGGTTGATGTCTGCAAGCATCTCAACAAGATCGCCGTACTGGCTCTCATTGATGATGTTGACTTCAACTCCCATCACAATCGTGTAAACACGACCGCTATAGGAGTGTGTGACTCCGTCAGCATTTAAAGTAACAGTCTGCTCAACGAACAGATTGTCACGCTCCCTGACATGTGTGAATGTGTTTTCTTGCATGGTTGACCTCCTCAGGTCGGGTACTTGAACATCGGGCGATGTCCTGACGGTACACCAGCGGTGTGCCAATGTACCGTCAGAACACCACAGGCTTGCGCCCGTGATGAACTGTGATGTGCTCCCGTGAGGACAAGAGCGCACCGACTGTCGCTCGTAACGCTGACCATGAAGCGCTACAGCGCCCACGATTATCCGTTACCAACGATCCCATCAATGAGGGCTTGCGTAATGCTTCCGCCCTCTGCACCCATGTCTTCGCCGTAGCCCGTCAAGACAGCCGATACCGTCTCGTGCTTGGCGTTGAGTAGCGCCCACATGCGATCGTCCAGTGTTGGGATCTCGCTTGTTTCGTCTACAGCCAACAGCCACCACGCAACGACTGCGTTGTCTTGACCGATACGGTGCGCACGGTCTTCTGATTGCACTGCCTCAGCAGGTGTGTAAGGAATCTCAGCGAACACCACATGTGATGATGCGGTCAATGTGAGACCAACACCAGCACTTGTGAACTGTCCGATGAATACCTTCGCATCACCATTTTGGAATGCGTCAACTGCTTCCTGCTTCTGCTCGTCATTCATACCACCAATCACTTTGACCAAACCGTGCTTGTTAAGAGCACTGCTGAGTCCAGCAATGACATCCTTGTGATGTGCGAACACGATGACCTTCTCGCCTTGAGCGACAAGTTCTTCAACATGCTCTACGACATACGGGATCTTGGCGATACCGAGCAACCTACGCAATGCATTGAGGCGTGTGATCGTCTCGGCTTTGGATGCCCTCTGCCATGCTTCAGCACCACCATTGGCGATGACAAAGTCACGGAAGTCATTCTCGGCGTGACGGTACACAGCGAGATCAGTTTTGCTGATCTCGGTTGCCACTTGCGCACGGCGCTTGGCTGGAAGTTCCTTCAACACATCTGACTTGTTACGGCGCACATAGCAAATGCCACGCAACTTCTCGTTCAATTCAGTTGTGTTGGTTGCTCCGTTGTATACATAACCCCATCCATTGTGGATCGGATCACAATAACGAAACAGGAATGCTGACTTACCACCGAATCCTCGGTCAAGCCTGTCAATGATTGACAACGGCGAGATCAATTCATTCGGACGGTTCACGATGATGGTGCCACTGAGCAACACGACATAACCTTCGTCAGGAATTGACTTGGCGATGTACTTGATGCCCTTGGTACGACCAGCGCCCGCATTCTTCGCACGGTGTGCCTCATCAACGATGAGAGCGCCAAACTTGCCAGCCAACTTGGATGACCACAGGTCAACATTGCTGTCACCAATGATCACGACATCAGCCTTCGGTAGGGCGCCAACCTTACTGCCCTTCACCACTGCTACAGAGAGCCATGGAGCGAACAGTGCGAATGAGCGAACCCAGTTGGTGCGCAGTGACGGTGGCACGACCACGAGAACTTTGTGTCGTTCTCTATGTGCGTGCACAGCAACTGCGATGCCTTGTGGAGTCTTACCAAGTCCCATCTCGTCACCGATGATGACACGGCGTTGCTTGATCGCATACGCCACGCCAGCACGCTGGAACGGGAAGAGAGGCTGGGCGAGATCTACAGCGACTTCACCATCGTGAGCGCTACTTAATGCTTGGAGTGTCGGGTCAGCATTGATTGCTGGAGCAACACGCTCAAGCCCTGATAGCAATGCACTCAGTCCTTCTAGTTGTGTATTCATGGTCATATCTTTACCTCCTCAGGTAATTGTTGTGGACTTGCGTCCTCACAACACATGAGCGTACCCATGTGCTGTGAGCACGCCACATCTTGCGATGTGACGCCCTCGGGCTAAATGCCCAGTCGCTTTGCGCAGTCGTTGCCGATACCTTGCTTGCGTGTGAACTCGTCAGTGAGATGACGCCCGCACGCACCACACCGTCCGATCTCTTGACCGTACAGTGCCTGTGCCTGCATGCGTTCATCGTCAGTGAGCACTACGAGACGCTTGACAGCGTTTACCGCACGCTCACCATTGAGTCGTTCATCACGATGACCACCAACAATCATGTACACCGAACGCTGTCCTTTGAACTGCGGGTTATGAAAACCTTTGTTTGTTTTGACGGCGTAGAACACAAGATCGTTAGAGCCAGTTGACTTCAGCGCATAGAACCCATCGGCAAGTGAGCCAAAGAGTTCGTTAGTCACCTGCTGTGGCTGTGTCACAACTTCGGACGAGCACTGACCAACAGCGTGGTATGTCTGCCACTTGCCACCGATGAGCAATGCGTGACCAGCACCAACAGGCACAGGATGACCGCACAATGCGCACGGGTTCGCATACTTGTTGATAATGGTGCGCTCTGCCTTCGGCAAGTGATCAGTGCCTACTCGCTTGATCTCAATCTTCTTGATTACATCAATAGCGATAGACGCAGACTTGCTAGACAACTCATTCACCTTCTGATCAATGATGTACTGATCCACACCAGCCTCATCAAGACCGAGTGTGCCAGCACGCTCTAAGAGCATCGTGCGAATAAATGCCTGTTGCTTTGGTGTTATTGCACCCATGGTAAGAACCTCCTCAGATTCTGTTTTGTGTTACTAAGTATGGACTTGCGTCCTCGGAATGCACCGATGGGGGATCAGTGCACTCCGAGCACGCCATGGCTTGCGCCATGACTGCCCACTGCTTATTACTCACGCATTGGCAAGTTGTGTGGTGATCTCTGAGATCGCCTTCCACAACACTGTGTCCATCTCAACGGTGTCACTGATGAACAGCGTGATCGTGGACTCCAACTTTGCGTAACCGAATGACTCTTTGTCCTGCTCCCACTGGGGACGGCTGAACGCCAAGTCCTCGTACTCAATCACGAGATCAATCGTGTTGAGTCGTGAGTCATCGGATCGTTCAATCCGCAACCCAGTTACTTTGTGAATACTTGCATCCATGGTGTGACCTCCTCGGGTCTGTTAGTTGAACGGGCAATTGTATGCCCTCACAATGCACCGACACAACGCCGATGCACTGTGAGGGCACCACGGCTTGCGCCGTGATGCGTCCCTTGGGAATGATCAGCAAACTTCGTCTAGAAGTTCGCAAAGGTTGTAAAGCCACTCAGCAGTTGTATCTGTGGTGGTGCTTGAACCAGCAATCCCTTCAAGAAGTTCCTTCACGTCCTTAATCTGAGTCGCTAACTCATTTGACATGATGAATCTCTTTGTTTTCATGGTGCCTCCTCAGGCATTTGTAGTGAGCGGTTGCTCACAGTCCCGTGTTGCGATTGAACGCCACACCCAAGGTGCACGGGGGAATGATCACTCACGCTGATCGTACGAAACCGATCTGCGGGTTGATCTTCGCATTAATTATTTTCAATGTCTCAAGGCTGAGTCGGCTGAGTTCATCACTCATGTCGTCCCACTCCTTGTCACTGACTGCTGGGCTAGTGATCTTGCGAACAATTGCCTTCACTTGATCCTGCTTCGCAGTTACTTCATCTTTGCTGGCTTGCCAGTCACTCTTCACTTGACGGTCTTCATTGGCGATCCACTGTTGAAGTGTCTCACCAGTTCCGAAGTCAAACTGACTCTGAATGTCTCGTGGCTTGATCCAGTGACTCTTCTCCAAGGTGTACGAAGGCACACGCTCTTCTCGGTACTTGTCGGCTTGTATGCCGTGCTTGTAAACCGAGCCGAGCACATTGAAGTACACCGAAGTGCGTGTACCCGTCTGCCTGTAGTTGTCGTACACGGGCACCTCACGCTCCACCACTTCAACGATTGTGGCGTAGTAAGTGCGATGCCGTTGCTTGACAATAAACACTGCATTCGGATCCTTGGCAAGAATCTTCTTGATGTCTGATGTATTCATGGTTGACCTCCTCAGGTCGCTTGATTGGGCGGGAATGCCCATACTGAGCACCGATCACATGACCGATGCTCACTATGGGCACCTCGTGATCGCTCACGAGATGCCACACACTCACCTACTCACTAGGTCTGACAGCACAGCCTCAAGTAAAGGCTTGTGTGCGTAGTCATTCCAGAATGGTGACTTGCTGTCCCAGAAGTAATACTTCGGGGCAATGGCAACACCATTCACCTCGGTGTAGTTGCTGTGTCTGCGCACGATGATTGGCAATGACTTGCCCTCCCACCTGCGTTCCACTTTGCGTACGAGCGATTGCTCGTAGCGCTCCTGTTTCGCATCGGCATAGCCGTGTGGCTTGTACAGGAACTCCATCACACCAATTCGGTGACCGAGTTCTTTGCAGTACTCCGTCTTAGTGATTGCGTAAATGTATGCACCCATGGTTGACCTCCTCAGGTCTGTTGTAGTGAGCGGACGCTCACAGTCCCTAGTCGGCATTGAAGCCCACGCCTGAAGCGCTAGGGGAGGCTCGGTCACCCGTAGATGACTTCACCAAGTACTGCGGTCTGCATGACGGAGTCACCGCCGATGGCGTCAAGACCTTCGTGATCCAAGTTGTAACCCTCGGACACGAGTTTCCCGAACGCTTTGGCGATGTCGTTTAGCGACAACGACTTGCGCTTTACCTTCATGTCGTTGTAGTCATCACAGATGTCGTACGACTCAGGATCCACGATCCCGAGTTTGACGAACTTCAAGTTGTGGTCGGTCGGAGGATTGTTCCAGCCGTAATCGCCCACAAACTTGAACTCCTGCCACCAACTCCATGTCGTGAAACTGGAGCCGAGCACGGCTGACACGAATTCCTTCGCATCCACCGTGATGGTGATGTTGAGTTTTGTTGATGTTGATGTTTCCATGGTGTGCCTCCTCAGGCATCTTCACGACACTGCGTGTCGCTAGTCCCCAGTGCTCATTGAAGAGCCACGGCTGAACCGCTGGGGGGAAGAACTCACTCACACTGCGTGACTGAGCACCTCAACGCTTGCCTCATACTCCAGTTTCCAATTGTCCAACGCAGTGTTGATGCACTTGGTTGGCGTCATTGACTTGTTGAAGTACAGCGCCTTTGCCCGTGAGCAGTAGCGATCCTCCTGAATACGAGCCACCACATTCTTGACCCACTGCGTTCGTGCGTAGGTGGAATTGTTGGTGCTCAGGTGCAGGACTTGCGCCACCATGTCAGGCGTCAGCGTGTAGTCCTCCCAGTTGACCGAGAGGGCTTCATCAGTCGGATCTACTCCGATGTATCGCTGACCC